CTGGAATGCAACGTGTTCAGAAACGTGAGCCATGATCGCAGCTTGAATCTGCTGAGCCATTGGGTTCTGACCAATCTGTCCCATCACAATCGGGTCTTGCATCATGCTGGTGTGAACAGCGATGTGCGCGTCGTGATCTTGGTAGATAAACGCTTTTGTGGGCTTGCCAGTCAGGAATGACATGTTCTCAGACACAGGATCGCGTGGTGTCTGGTCATCATCAACGGGAACAAGCTTGTCAGCGTTCTTAATACCTAACACCTCGATCATCTGACGGTGCAACAGCGGTAAGTCATAAATCTGTGGTGCGCCTTGTGCCAGCTGAATAACAGCTTGGTACTGCATAATGCGCTGCGCCATCGTTGCACTGTTGGGGTCACTGACCGGAATCACTGACACCATGTCGTAGTCTTCACGCTTGGCTTGACGATCACCTTCTACTGGGTCGTAACTGTAGTCATCGGGCGTATGGTCACGGATGATGTCACGCAGAAGCTGAAATTCCTGCTTCATTGAGTAGTGGATGCGAGCCTGCACAGCAGACATGGTCTTGAGCTGACGCTCCAAGAGCGCTAATGTTGTGCCCACCGGAGAGTTTGCACTCATGTCACTGACGTTCATGTCAGCAATTGACCCCAAACGGCGACCTTCTTCAGTCACTTTATCCAACAATCCCGCAAGAACTTGTGACGGTTCTTTGTACGGCAACGCCATGATGTTGTCTTTAACCGAGCCTGATGGCACGTCCACATCACGGAACTCGCCGGGGTTTATGGGGGTATCGTCATCCTTGATACGAAGCCCGCGAGTCTTCAGGCCGCCGGGTAAGTTGCTCAATGTGCCAGCATCAATCAGCTGGCGAATCAGGGATGTACCAGCACGGGCGTAGCCACCAATCAAATGGATCAAACCCAAACCATAAGCACCGAAGCCGGGTACATATGTGTACTGTACAAAATGTTGGCGTTTTAATTTTTTCTTGTCTTCTTCTTCCCAGTTACGGCGAACAGCTAACACAGTGTTTGTGCCACGCTCAATAGTAATTACATAGGGTAGCGCAATGCCATCTTCGTCTTCATAACCGGGCAAGTCGTAATCGATATGCACCTCAAGAATCTGGTAGCGATCATCATCTGTCAATGAGTAACCCTGATCATCAGCTTTCTTCTTCTCGACGTCTGTATGAATGGCGATCGGCTCGCCCAGATCTTCATCAACATAGAAACCTGCAACTTGCAGTTTCTTCATTTCATTTTTTGTCTTACGCATTACATGCGTGAGGCGCTCGGCTGTAGCCGCGCTCGACGCACCATAAGGTATGATGATGTCTTCGGCGGGGATAAACATGGCAATCTGTCTATCTAGCGACGGATCAAAATAAACTTTCTTGAACGCAGCACCGGCCAGTCCAAGGTTGTACAACATGCGCTCATGCTCAGGGCGATACTCAGTCATCACTTCCGTGAGCTGGTAGTTCATGTCATCTCTTACGCGCTCCGCAGCCTGTTCTTTAAGTTTATCAATGGCTCCAATGATTTCCGTTTTGACAGGGCCTGCAGCCGGGAACGTCTCAATAATCGTCTCACTTTGAAACCTGACCGCCGCCTCCGTGAGTACGGTGGAGAACACGCCGCAAGCGCCGAGCCAAGGCTCCGTTCTTTCTTCATATTTCATCCCCAAAACATCAAGACCTTTTACATACATATCCACCCATTCTTTTCTGGATGCAATGTCCGAGTCCACCATCTCAATGATGTCGCTTGCTACTTTTTGTAACTCACTCGAGTCCATTTCTTCGGCAAGGTTAGCGTCAAAATCCTCGCCCCCCTCATCGGGCATCAGGTCAATCTCAATCCCATCCATACCAATGATCACACCGTCAGGGTTCTCAATCTGAATCTCAATCGCGCCGCCGCCGTCGTCCTCTTCAGGAGCCAGTGCGTCTAAGCCCAGTGGGGCTTGCGACAATGAGGGGAACATACTGTTTGCCATATCTATCCTTAGTAAAACGCAGCTTTCTTGCTGCGGAAATATCTTGGTTCATCGGGTTCATCACTTGGTAATCGGAGGAACCCACCTTGGCGAAAGCGCATTAACGCAAGAGTTGTTGCGTCAACTAAGTCGTCATGCTCGCCCGACGGAAACGCCGCGATCTCATCAACCAATTCTTCAGCCCAACGAGTGCGTGGTATCCATACTTTTCCCGATGCAATTATGTCCGATACTGCGTTTAAGCGGGCGATTTTGTCTTGGCCTTTACTGGGTGTATACTCCTGCACAGGGATACCCATAGCTCGTAGCTCATATATGAGAGGAGCACCCGTGGCTTTCTTTTCAATCAGCATCCCGTCGGGTTCCCACTCTCTATAAGCAGCAAACACATCTTTTTTCAGCTCCACCCATTCAACACGTTTCTTGTACGTATCAAGTAGTATAAGATTGGGCGTTGAGTTGTCCTCATCATTTGTAAATACCCCCCACGTCGTGCCCGCTGAATAGTCGGCACGCTGATTCTTCTCAAACGCGGTATCCCATGTCTGCAAAATGTAGTCACATGATGGCGGTTTCTCGTCTTCCCACCACTGCCACCAGTCTCGTTTAATAATTGCAGACTCATTCCCAACAGGATTTTGCTGATACTGCGCTTGCCATTTACTGTTAGGCAGCTCCTCCCGTAAAGCCTGCAGCTCCTCTAAGGACCAAAACTCAGGCCATAAGGGTTTACCCGAAGGCATGATGGCGGGGAATTCAATCACTTCCCACTGCTCTCCACCGCGGGCAGCGGCAGCTTTAAGCACCTGACCAGTTAAATCTCGCTGTGCCCAACGGGTCATCACGATCACGATTGCCCCGCCCGGTTGTAAACGCTGACGTGGACCTGACGTATACCACTCTGTTACTTTATCAAACACATCTGGGTTGCTGGCGGCTAGTGCGGCCTCTTGTTCTGAGTGCGGATCATCAATAATCAGCAGGTTTGCACCCTTACCGGTCACCGTACCGCCCACACCAATCGCAAAATAGTCGCCGCCTTTGCTGGTATTCCACCGACCAGCGGCTTTTGAGTCTTGTTGGAGCTCTAAACTAGGGAAAATGTCCTTGTAAGTCTCGGAATCCACCAAATTTCGTACTTTTCGGCCAAATCCGACCGCTAATTCACCCGTATTTGAGCTTTGGATGATCTTTTTATTAGGGTATTTACCTAGAAACCATGCCGGAAGGAGGTAACTTGCAAATTCTGACTTGGTATGGCGGGGTGGCATGTTGATAATCAACCTTTTGCACTCACCACGGGCTACTCGCTCAAATGCTTTAGCCATAATTTTGTGGTGCCTACCCGAAATAAACTCAGGCCACACCTTATTTACAAATCCCATGAACGTATCTTGCGCAAGTTGCTTCTCCAGCATACTCTCGCGGCGGGCAAGGTCAGCAAAAATGATATCCTTTTGACCTGCAGATAGCTTACCCAAGTTTGCAAGTAGTGCTTGAAACTCCGGATCTAACTTACCCACATCATCAAACTCATCAGACATCAATCGTGTCCTCTTCTGGCGGTTCTTCAGGGGTTATATCTTCTATAACCTCCGGATCGCTAAATTCTTTGCGCATATCCAGATCAACAGATGGCACATCGATGGCGTTTAGCTTCATCATCTTACGGATCTTGTCCTTGATAGCCTCGTCAATATCTGCTACGTTGTTATAGGTAACAGTAATCTCTGTTTTCTCTGAGAACAGGCCAACATCGCTAATCTTACCCAGCATCTCTGCAGCCTTGATCTCAATGCGCGGGTCACCGCAGCCAGCCAAATCAAGCAGCTTGTTGGTAACCACTAACCGCAACTCTGCGGCATCTGCAACAATAGGGCTGTTGTACTCGCGCAGCATTGTCCCTATGCGTTGTGCAACAGGGAGAGACTGCAACTTTGTAGATACAGTATGTTGAACTTTTTCGGGGTGTATGCGTGGCCTACCGCGTTTGGGTTTTTCTGACATAGCATCTTCAAACTGTTGTTTGGCTATCTCAGAGAATTCGGCGAATACCTCGCCCGCGCCACTTTCTGACTCTGGCGTTTCTTCTATAACTGCACCAAGCCCCTTAATGAAAGCGGCAGTATTGGCAGCCAACTGCATGTTTTCACGCAGTGTCTTTGGTTCCTCCGAATCCAGATTATCTGGAAACGGAATGGTTTTATCCGGTTCTATTCTGATAGTCATAGAGGAAATAGCGCTCCATGGTTTTAGGGTGCAAGACAAGGCTACTCGTCCGCACCCGAAATGTAGCAGAAAATATACACCCTACGCAAATTTATTTTGGGTCCCCTTACCGGGGGGTCTTCCTATATCGAGGGGGTGGGGTCTGCATTCCCAGAAATTTTAATTTTTACTCCCCCACTGTGCGGAACACTGTGTATGTACTGGGATGGGTGGTGTTCTCCAATCTGGGGCATACCCACCCAGTGGGTCAACGCCAACGGGCTTTTCGATTTTTGAAATCTAGCCGGAGAAAGAGGCGATTTTTTTTCGGGATTTTTCCATTGTCTAGCATGGCGATGCTGTGTGGAGTTTCGCCCTAATTTCTACCTATTGGTTAATATACATCATCGACAGATTGATGGTCTGGCGATACGGAATGTTCGACACAATGTCGATTGTTCCGGTGGCGATTATGCCTTCCTTTTATTACGGAGAATACATCATGGCAAATACTGCTACTGTTGCGACATCTGCTGTCGCTGTGCCCGCTGTCGAAACTATTTCCGGTTTCGATTCCATTGACTCTGCCCGCGAGACGCTGTTCACTATTGGCTCGGAGACTCTCCAAGCTGAGCGTGCGATGGCTCGCGGAAAAGAGCAACTGGATGTTCTCGATGCCAACCTGAATGATATCGTTAAAGACTTGTCTTATGTCGAGTTCATGAAGGTGCGTGAGTTTCACGTGGCGGGCGCGGTCGACCTGCTCGATTCGGTCGACGCGGCTCAAAAGCGTTGGGAGCGTCAAATCAATCGTTGCGTGTCCACCTTCAACTTCGTGCGACCAAAGTCTGAATCAAAAGACGCGGTTCGCAAAGCTGAGGCTAAAGCTAAAGAGGTCGCGAAGCTCGCTGAGTTTAGCGATGCTGAGTTGGTCGAGCGCCGTCAATCCCTGTTGTCTAAGGGTGATGATGCGTCGGTCCGCGAAGCTCTTAAGCTCGGCAAAGAGGTCAAGCGTCGCAATGCTGAGTCTCTCGATGCTGAGAAAGCGCAAACTAAAGCGCTTGTCGACAAAATCATTGCCCGCGTGAAAGCGTTGGCAAAAGATGGCACCGATGACGCGAATGACCTGTTGATTCGCGCGGCTTCACTCTTGGGCTAAGCCCACCACGCCCGTCATGTAATTGTGCATGGCGGGCGTTTCTTTCTTAACTTTTGTTGGAGTTCACTATGGATAAATTTTATAAGTTTTATGCCTTTAAAGCCGCGATTTGTTTCTTGGCTTTTATTTTCTCTGCCTTGGCACTCGGTGATGAGTCGCTGACATTCTTCTGGGTCGCGATTCTTTCTACTGTTGCGTCTCTTGGTTTCTACTTCGTTGGTGAGTAAAACCCCGCCCGTCATGCTTTTAGCGTGGCGGGCGTTTTTTTTCGCCTTTTTTCTGGCGGGTGTTTTTGGTCCGCGCCCGCGAGACCCGTTCCGTGAT